ACCGGCTGCGGCACGGCATGCACCCGGTGCTGACGATGTGCGCCGCCAATGCCACCGTGGTCACCGACCCGGCCGGCAACCGCAAGCTGGAGAAAGCCAAGTCGAGCGGCCGCATCGACGGGATGCAGGCGCTGGCGATGGCGATGAAGGCCGCCACCGCGAACGCCACCCGGCCGTTTAACGTCCGCGCGCTGATCGGATAGAGACATGGAACTGCGTGTTAAACAAACCGCGGCGCCACCGCCCGCGGCGAACCCGCTTGAGTTCGTCATGAGTGATGGCAGCGTCGACCGCATGGGCGACGTCATCGAGCCGGACGGCTGGAAGCTGGACAATTTCCAGCGCAATCCCGTCGCCTTGTTCGGCCACAACGCCAGCTTCCCGATCGGCAAGTGGCACGACGTCGGCGTGCGCAAGGGGCAGCTCACCGGCCGGCTGGAATTGCTCGATCCCGTCTCCGACCGCATGCGCGAGATTCACGCCGCGGTCGCGGGCGGCGTCTTGCGCGCCGTATCGGTCGGGTTTCATTCCGACAAGGTGGAGCCGCTCGGCAAATCGGGCGGCATCCGTTTCATCGAGGCCGAGCTAGTCGAATGTTCGCTCGTCTCGGTTCCCGCCAACCCGAACGCACTGGCGATTGCCAAGTCGCTCGGCATCTCCCGCGAGGGGCAGCAACTGATTTTCGGCGTGCCAGCCGAACCGGATCAGCCAGCGCCGCCGCCTCGTAAACCCATCGGCGTGCCAGCCGGAACCGATCCCCCATTCCGAAAGCACAAACCGATGAATCAGCTATCCGAACGCATTCAGGCCAAGCAAAGCGAACTCGTCGCCATGCGCGACCAATTGACGAGCATCGACCCTGACGAATCGTCGAGGATCGACGACCTCACCAGCCGCATCGAGGAAGCGCAGAACCTCATCGCCACTTGGGAGCGTGCCGAAAAGGCGCTCGGGGCCACGGCCAGCGAGACCATCTCCGTCCCGGCGTCGCGGACCACGGTGTATGCGCCAAGCGCCAGCCTGCCGAGCACGGCACCCAAAACCTGGGCGGTGGCGAGGAAGCAGGAAGAACCCGGCCATCTGATGCTGCGCCACATGACCACCAAGGTGGTCGCGTATTGCAAAAAGATCTCGCTACAAGAGGCGCTGCACGAACGCTACGGCAATTACCCAGATTTTGAGCCGACCCGTGCGGTGCACGATTACTTCACCCGCACCGCCACGGCGCCGGCAACCATGACGACGTCGGGTTGGGCCGACACGCTGGCGACCACCACCTACGGCGAGTTCCTCGATCTGCTCTATCCCGGATCGATCTATGGGCCGCTGTCGGCGCGCGGGTTTCGCGCCATGCTCGGCCGCTTTGCCGTGCTCAGCATGCCGACGCGCACGACCACCGCCAGCATCGCGGGATCGTTCGTGGCGGAAGGCGCACCCATCCCGGTGCGGCAGGCTTCATTCGCGCCCATCACCATCGGCCTCAAAAAGATGGCGGTGATCTCGTCCTACACGCGAGAGATTGCCGAGCACTCGAACCCGCAGATCGAAGGCATTCTTCGGTCATTGATTGCCGAGGATACATCGATTGCGATCGACACGATCCTGATCGACGCCACCGCGGCAAGCGCCGTGCGGCCCGCCGGCTTGCGCAGTGGCGTCGCCGGGCTGACGCCGACCGCCGGTGGCGGCTTCACCGCGCTGGTCGGCGACATCAAGCAGATGATCGCGGTGCTGGCGACGGCGAACAGCCTGCGGACCCCGGTGTGGATCATGAACCCGGCGCAGGCCAACTCGATCGGCTTGACCGCCACCGCCAACGGCGTCTTCCCGTTCAAGCAGGAAATCGACGGCAACATGCTGCAGGGCTACCCGGTCATCGTCTCGTCGACCTGCCCGGCCACCATGGTGATCCTGCTCGATGCCGCCGATTTCATGTCGGTGAGCGGCGACGATCCTCGCTTCGAGGTGTCGGACCAGGCGACCTTGCACTTTGAGGACACCACGCCGCTTCAATTGGTGACGGGTGCGCAGGGCAGCGGCGTCGTCGCATCGCCGTCGCGGTCGATGTTCCAGACCGACAGCCTGGCGCTGCGGATGATCCTGCCGATGAACTGGGCGATGCGCCGCACCGGCGTGATTGCCTGGATCACGGGCGTCACTTGGTAGCACGGCGGTACACATGGCGTATTCCGGCGCAGTGGCTGCTGCGCCGGATCGTCACCAAACATGGAGGCGATGATGCCGGAACCGAAAGAGGACGATCTGACGCCCTACCCGACGCAGGAGCAAGCGAACGAGATGGTGCTGGCGGTAGCCGGCCGGGCGATCGGCCTGGGCGAGCCGAGGATCATCGCGCGCGACGGCGACGACCTCACCCCGGCGATGACCCAGGCGCAAAATGATCTCGCACTGCTCATCGCCACCGGCCCGCCGCCGGGATCGCAGCCGCCGATGAACAAAGACGTGCCGTTCGTCGATGGCAGCGCCACGGTCGGCGGCACGCTCACCTGCACGATGGGAAACTGGACCGGCGAGCCGACCAGCTACAGCTATGCGTGGAGCGCGGCCGGGGCTGCCGATGCGGCCGAATACGTGGTGCAGGCAGCCGATGCCGGCACCTCGATTAGCTGCGTCGTGACGGCAACCATCGCGAATGGCTCGACGGCGGCGCCGCCGTCGAATGCGGTCGCGGTCAACGGCGCGACAGGCACTCAGGCATCCCGCCGCCGTGGCTGAACCCACCGGGCTGGCGCGGATCACCACCGCGCTCGCCAGCGTCTTTCGACCGCGCGCAAAGCAGCAGATCGGCAACGGCTATCTGCTGCCGCTCGGCGGCGGCATCATCCCGACCGACTGGCCGACCAATTACTGGCAGATGGGCTACAACCCATTGCAGGCCGGCGGCGGGGCGGTGGTCTATGCCTGCGTTGCCGCCTATGCCCAGACCACCGCCATGTGCCCCGGCACGCACTGGCGCAGCACCGGCGACGGCGGGCGCGAGCGCGTCGCTACCTCGGCATTGTCCCGGATACTCAAGAAACCCAACAATTATCAATCGATCAGCGACTTCCTGCTGAACCTGACCGGCGCGCTCTACGACACCGGCAACGCCTACGCGCTGGCATTGCGCAACAACCGCTACGAGGTCGCCGAGCTCCACCTGATGGACTCGCTCATCTCGGCGCCGCGGATCGCGACGAACGGCGAGATCTTTTACAATCTTTCCGGCAACCCGATCATCGACGCCAGCATCCCGCACGACGCGCTGACTGCCGTTCCGGCGCGCGACGTGCTGCACATCAGGCTCGACACCCGCAACAGCCGCTACCGCCCGCTGATCGGCGAGCCGCCGTTGACCAGCGCGCTCCTCGACATCGCCGCATCGAACAGCATGGTGCAGCAGGCGCTGTCGTACAGTCAGAACCAGTCCCGCCCGAGCGGCGTCTTGATGACCGACGAGGTGCTGGAAGAAGCGCAAACCAAGGAATTGCGGGCGCGCTGGGAAGAAGTCACCACCGGAGCCGGTGCCGGGCGCACCCCGATATTGACCGGCGGCGTCAAATGGGAGCAGACGGCCACCACGAGCCGTGACGCGCAGCTCGCCGAGATGCTCCAGATCACCGATGGCCGCATCGCCTCGGTCTACCGGATGCCGCTGGAATTGCTGTCGCTGTACACCCAGCAGGGCGCACCGAAGGCGGCCAGCACCGAGAACCTGATGCGGTTCTGGATTGCGTCGGGCCTCGGGTTTTGCCTCAACCACATCGAGGAAGCGATCGGCGGGTTTTTCGGCCTCGCCGGCTGGCCCGACGAATATCTGGAGCTAGATACGGCTGCGCTCGAGCGGAGCAACCTGAAGGACCGCATCGCGGCGCTGGCGCAAGGCGTCCAGGGCGGCATCTTCTCGCCGAACGAAGCGCGTCGGCTGGAAGCCCTGCCGGACGCCAAAGACGGCGACGAACCCCGCGTGCAGCAGCAGGTCGTGCCGCTTTCGGCGTGGTCGACGCCGCCGCCGGCAACCCCGGCACCGGATGCGTCGCCATCGTCGCCGACGAGCGATGCCGCCGAGGCGTCACCGTCATCACCCGCCGGAAACCTGCCAAATGCCAATCAATTCGCCGACAGCATCCTTCGCGAAGCCAATGACTACGCCGCCCGAACTCTTCACTGAAGGGTGGGCCAAAGCGCTCGGCCAGGTGCTCGCAAGAGAGCGACACGAGTGGCGGCGGGAATGCGAACTGGCCGCTATGGAGCACCGCCGTATCGTCGCCGAGTTGCAAGCCGAGGTGTCTAACGCCAAGCTGAAACTCTATGAAATGGTCGCCGAAAAGCTCGCCGCCCTGCACGATGGCTCTCCGGGGCCGCAGGGAGCCGCAGGAGAGCGCGGAGAGGCCGGCGAGGCAATCGTAGGTCCACCCGGCGAACAGGGCATCCAGGGGCCGCCCGGTGAGCCTGGACCGATTGGCCCGGCGCCCTATGTCGGCGAGGTCCGTGGCCTATACGATCCGGCCCGCAGCTATCGAGTGTTCGATCTGGTTTCCTGGCACGGCTCGGAATGGCGCGCACGATGCGACGACCCCGGTCCGTTGCCCGGCGATGGCTGGGCCTTGTCCGGTCAGGCCGGTTCCCGCGGCAAGCCCGGGGATCGGGGTGAACGGGGACCGTCCGGCCCATCCGGCGCCACCATCGTCGATTGGGCGATTGAGGACTACCGCGCCGCGCCCATCATGAGCGACGGCACAACGGG